TGTCGTTGATGGAGCGGTCGACGGTCTGGAGCCACGGTTCCCACCCCCACATCGAGTTGTAGAGGTAGTAATCGAGGTCGTAGCGGATCATCTCCATCCACGGCATCATCCCGAAGTCGAACAGCCCGAGGTTCAGGCGGTCCTGCACATCCGTGAACGTCATCCCGCCGGGGCCGGTCAGTCCCTGGACGATGCTGTCCACGTCCGTTTGGACGAGGTCAGCGTTCACCGTTGAAAAGATCGTTCCGCCGTAGGGCATTACCAGGTCCCTCCGACCACCGTCACCACGTCGCCGGGCGTTCCCTTGATGACGATTTCATTGAGGTTGACGCTCCAGAAGTCGTGCCACTCGCCCGGCACCCACGGTACGTCCGAGCCATCGTCGCCCCGGAAATAGACCGTGCCGCCGTTGGTGGGCAGGCTCGCGAGCGTGACGGAAGCCACCAGCTTGCGATCCGCAAGCGGCTGGTAGTCGGCCGTCACCTCGACCCTTCTCATGATCACATTGTTCATACGCTTGCCTCCTTCAGCCGGTGGCCCAGGCCACCAGCACCGACGCGAACGCCGTAGCCGCCGAGCCGACGATCAGCCAGACCAGCCGCGAATACCGCCTCGCGTCCTGTTCCAGCCGGTCCAGCCGCAGCGCGATGCCGGGCTTGCCGTTGCCCCGGATCGCCTCGTCGAGCCGGTCGAGCTTGACGCGGATCTCCGCGAACTCGCGCTCGCACGCCGCGCGGAACTCACCGCTGATCGTCACTTCGCTCACGGTTCTGCTCCCACGTCCTTGGTGTGGATGCGGTAGGTCTGCCGGTAGGGATCGCTCCAGCGCCAACAGCCTTCGCCGCTCAGATTCATGACCTCGTACCGCCGCCCGTTGGCCGCGATCACGTCTCCCGGTTCGGGATCGAATCCCAGTTCTTCTGCCAGGATCAGGAAGTCCCAGACCTGGCCGTTGATCGTCAGGCCCGACTCGTCGGCGACCTCGAACACGGTCCTGCCGTAGGTCGCATGGACGCTCTTGGCGTCCGGCGGCCTGCGGTACTCGACCGGGCTGGAACAGTGCGCGGTGCGCTGCTGCTCCAGCCACTGCGAGCCTTGTTGTAGGAGGTCGCCCACGGTCGGTCTCCGTCACTGAGTCAGGCGCACCCGCACGAGGGCGTCGTCGTCGGCCGCCGCCTTCACGGTCTTGCCGATCTCCTTGTTCGCGCCCGCCTCGCTGTCGGCCTTGGCGACCTGCTCGGCCACGTCCCAGTAGACGCGGGCTCCGACCGCGATGGCCGTGCCCGCGCCTGCCGCCTTGGGGAAGTCGAAGAGGCCGGTCACGGCCAATGCCCCGAGTTTCCCGGTTTGGATATCGAGCTTGGCGACTCCCACGAGTTCGCCCTGCACCACGACATCGCCCGCTGCCACGTTCGCGCCGGGGGTGTAATCCACCGCGTCGCCCGTCTGGATGTACTTCACGCTCATGTCATGTCTCCTTGCGGTTTACGCTTCGCCCTTGAACTTGGTCATGCCCCGGTAGTCCTGCTCGCGCACGCCCAGGTCGAAGTAGACCCGGAACTTGATGCCGAGGGTGTCGAAGTCGGTCTCGCCCTGCTCGACCGTCGGCACGCGGCGGCCCTTCAGGTAGCCGATCTCGAACGTGTCCACGACCGCCGGGTCGGCGAACAGATACCAGGCCTTGACCGACGCGCCCGGATAGTTCGTGTTCGAGAGGTAGGGGCTCGCCACGACCTCGATGTCCTCGTCCGCGAGGGCGTTGTAGGTCGGGATGCGGGCCTTGTTGGAACTGCCCGTGGCGAAGAACGTCACGGAGTTCAGCAGCTCCCGCGCCGTCATCTTGAGCGCCGTGGGCACCAGCAGGAACTTCGGGCTCACGTTGATCGGCTGCCCGTCGGCGTCGGTCTGATCCAGGAACATCTGGATCGCCAGCGCCAGGGAGTCGCCGGAGAGAGCCGTGTCCGCACCGTCCCGCCAGTTCTTGTGGTCAGCGTGGAACAGCGTCTTGCCGTCGCCCTGCACCGGGTTGCCGAGCAGGCGCGTGAAGAAGAGCTGGTCGACCTTCCGCCCGGCCCGAGCGCCCATGCCTTCGGGCACCTTCATGAAGGCGGCCAGATCGTCGTTGTAGATCATCTCGCGGGTGAGCGCGAAGATCTTGCCGAACGTCCCGAGCTGGTTCGTCGCCTTGTCTTCCTTGAGCCCGCCGTGCTTCAGCTCCCCGTCCGGCGCAACCGGTTCGAGGTCGCCCACGTCCGTCAGGCGGTAGCGCTCCGACTCCTTGAAGTCGTTGAGCTCGCCCTCGGAGCAGATGCGCGTCGCCACGATGGCCTGGGACTCGAAGGCCCGCAGGAGCTTCTTGTTGGCGACGTTGTTGAGGATGCCCGGCAGCGACACCGTCGAGAACGCGGCCCGGATCGTGTCGTTGCCGAACGTGCGCGGGATCGTGCGTCCTTCCATCTCGGCGCACTCGGCCAGCAGCGCCTGGAGGCTGATCTCGCGGTTGGCGTAGGCGCTCTCGACGATCTGCTCGCCGTACTCCTTCACGAGCGTCTCCTCGGGGATGCGGGCCCGCAGGCAGAGCGACGCTTCCAGCGACCGCGCCGTGAAGGCCGACCCCTTGTCGGACCGGGTCACGATGTGGACATCGGCCTGGGGCCTGTTCTCCCGCATCGCCTTGAGCACCTTCTGCGAGGTGTCCTCGATGCTCCAGCCGAGCCGGATCGCGTCGCGCTCGATGCGCGGGAACTCGCCCCCGCAGATCTCCTGGATCGCGGACACGCGTTCGCGCTCGGTGCGAACCGCCGACTGTGCTTCCTCACGCGCCTGGATGACGGCCTCGGCCGCGCTCGGCTTGCCCTCGACCGGCTTGGCAGGTCCCGCCTGCGTGCCACGCGCGGGCTGGTCGCCGTCCGGCTTCCCGGCAGCGTTCATTTCCGCCTCGTACATCGCCTTGAGATTCGCGGTCTGATCTTCCGACAGGTCCGCGAGCACAAAGCCCTTCGCCTCGACCCACTTCTCGAAGTCCATTGTCATGACCTCCATGTTGCTGTTGCCTTCAATGACCGGAATGCGCCCGGCCTCCACTTTCGCCGTCGTCGCGTCGTCCGCGCCGAGCGCCACGAAACTCACTTCGCCCAACTTCGCCTGGCGGACCATGTAGACCGGCCCGGCGAACTCCTTCCCGTTGGCGGCCGCCGTCTTGCCCTCGGGCACGAAGACGACCTTCTTTACCGCCGCGCCCAGGCTCGCCTGCCAGGGAAAGCCGTTGTCGGACGCGCCCACCACTTCCCGCGCCGCGCTGCCCACGCCGGAAATCACTCCGGCGACAGTCAGTGCGGTGCCTTCCACGCCGACGGTGTCGGTGTGCCCGACGATCCGCGCGGTGTCGTGGTTCATCAGGATCGGCCGCGACTTCTTGCCGAGGGCCAGTCCGGTCAGGTCCACGACCACCGGGTACGGCCAGCCCGCGAGCGCCATCGCGCCGCCGGTGTAGGCGGTCATGGTGAAGCGCCGCAGCGTCTTGCCGTCGTCGGCCGTCGCCGCCTGGAGGTTCACATCGCCCGCTTCGGCGCGGATGTAGAACCCGCCGGGCACGGTCTTCCTCGTCCTATTCATCGTTGTCTTTCTCCTCCGTCTCGTTGCCGGGTGCGGACGGAACGGTCTCCGTCGCGCTGAGTCCGAGTTCATCCATGAGGGCTTTCTCCTTGGCGCGTTGCCGCAGTTCCATCTCCCAGTCCTTGCCCTGCCGGGCATACTCGTGCGCCAGCGTGGTGGTGTGGTTCCGCAGGCGCGTCTCCTGCGCGTTAGCTTCCTTGGCGGGATCGACGTGTTCGAAGCCGTCCCAGAACCACTGGTGCGGGGGGATGATGCCGATCAGGCCGAGGTTCCGGGTCAGGACGGCGTATTCGCGGAGCCATGCCGTGAGCACGCGGTCCAGGACTCGCGACGCCGTGAACGACTGATCCACGCGGATGGACTTGAAGTAGGTCTGGTGATCCAGACGCCCGGAAGCATAGTTGTAGCCCGAGGAGTTGCCCGCCGCGATGTTGAACGGCATGTTCAGGCAGCGGGCGATCTCGTTCAGAATCTCCTTCTTGAACTCGGCATAGGTCGTGGCCGGTTGCATCGGCTCGACCTGGCTCATCTTCCAGCCGCCGGGCATGGTCATGAGCATGTTGCGCTCGAGCTCGATCAGGTCCATCGGCTCGACGGCGTCGGCCTCGCCGTTGGCCGGAGCGTCGGTGTAGAGGATGCCCGCGAAGTCGGCCGCCGCCTCCGCCGCCGAGAGCACGGCCAGGGTGAAACGCCGGAGCTGCGCGAAAAGCGGCAAGGCGGGCGTGATCTCGGGGATGCCGCGATGCTGGCCGGGCCGGTCCTGCCGGAAGACGTGGATCATGGCCGGGGCCGGAACGGTGGTGAAATCGTCGAAGACCATCCGGTAGGCACTGCCCGGGTGGTTCTTCATCACCCGGTAGGCGATGGGATTCCCGTAGTCATCCAGCACGAGGCCGTCCACCTCGTGCTCGTCCTGGATGTGCCGCCACGGACTGGCGACCTGGTCGGCCTCGACGAGCAGCATGTCGAGCTGCACGTCGTGCTCGACGAAGGGGTTGAAGGCCAGCACGGCGAAGGACTCTCCATCCTGCGAGCGGGCCATGCGCATGGTGCGCAGCTTCTGCGCGAGGCCGACGGCCTGCGCCCACGAATGGAAATCGCTCTCGACGTTGCGGTTCAAGGTTGGATCGTCGGAAAGCATCTGGAGCCGGGGGCCGGTGCCGACGCTGTCGTTGGCCAGCGTCAGGACGATGCCCCGGGCGTAGGAGTTGTTCGCGACCTCGTAGCGGGCGCGGTTGCGCAGCGTCCGGCGCACCTCGGGACTGGCCGCCGCGTCGGCGGAGAGCGCGTCGGCCCGCGCCCAGTGGCGGCGGTTGTTGTCGGTGGTCTCGGCCGAGTCGAACCCGGCTCGGACCCGCCGCCGCGCCAGTGCGCGAACGTCGACGCGCCGCAGGGCGGGCTTCTGGAACCCGCCCAGGCGGACCGGCGTCTTCGTGACGTTGTCGGCAACCTGCACCATCATGCGCTCCCCGGGGGCACGAGTTTCGACATGCGGATGCCCAGTCCTCGGGACCGGGCTGCCTTCTTGGAGGCGAGATACCGGTCGGCCGCGATCTGGTCGTTCAGCGGGTGCTGTTCGACGCTGCCGGAATCGCCGGTCGCCTTCTTCGGCCCGGCGGCGTTGTCGCGGATCTGTGTGTCGAGAGTCTCGGCCACGGTTTTCTCCCGTCGGCGGCCGACCATCGGCCGTCTACGGGTTACTTACGCGGCGAGATCGCAAAGTGGCGGGGCGCGGATGAAGATTTCTGCGGCAGGTTCTACGGGTAGAACATGGGAGCGAGATAGCACATGTATTCTGGGTCGGAATCGGATAGACTGGCCCCCGTTCTGATGGAAAGTGGACACCTATGACGGATACGACACCCAGTAGCCGAAGACTGGCCCAGACGTGGCCTTTCCCCCGCTACTATGCCTATCAGCGGAAGATGCGGGAGACGGCGAAGCACTGGTTCGACGGCAAGGATCTGCCGCGCGATCCGAAGTACGCGTTCATCCTGGACAAGTGGGAGAACTGGCCCAGCAACCTGATCCTGCCGGACGTGGTCAAGTACATCAAGCGACACAAAGCGATCTGCGAGAACGAAGGAAAACCGTTTCCGCTTCACAAGTACCTGCACCACGGCCTGAGCAGTCAGGCGATGGCGTTCAATCTCGTCGGGCCGCTCATCGTGCGCCATGACTACGATCCACTGCTGGCCGCGCTGCGATCCGTCGGGGTCTCGTGCGAGAAGCAGTTGGAAGATGCTGTGTTCGAGTTCGAGGACCGCAAGGTCTTCAACGAGGACTCGGGACAACCCACGTCCATCGACATCGCCCTGCGCGACGCGTCTGGGCGGCCGTTCGTATTCATCGAGTCCAAAATGATGGAGGCGGAGTTCGGCAGTTGCACGGTTCTCGGCATGGGCGATTGTGCCGGGAAGAATCCTCTGCCCGCGAAAACCGGCTGCTACCTTCACCACATTGGACGCCGGTACTGGACGCTGGCCGAGAAGCACGGGCTGGCCGATCTGATGAAGGGCGAACGCCAATGCGTGCTGGCGTTGAACTACCAGTTCTTCCGGGAACTGCTTTTTGCGCTGGAGTATGGCGGCATCTTTGTCCTGTTGCACGACGAGCGAAGTCCGGTCTTCCACTGCGACACGGGTTCCGATTCCGGCGGCATCATGCCCTTTGTGATGCAGTTCGTTCCCGATGGGTTGCGAAGCCGGGTGGCATCATTGAGCATGCAGACGCTGGCCAGGCACATCGCGGACTCAGGACGGCATGCGGACTGGATCGGCGACTTCCGGCAGAAGTACGGCCTGTGACCACCGCTCAAGCGGATGCTGCCTCATACGTCGTCACGCGCCGCCCGCAGTGACGGCATTCTCGACGGCGCAGGATTCGGCCGCCGATGGACCGGCGGGTGTAGAGCACGCGGAAATGGGCGCAGCCGCAGCCCGGACATTCCAGACCCCGCTTGGGCGCGGATACCCTGTTGTCGGCAGCAGGCTTCATCGTTTGCCCTTTCGCAGTTCGGATAACCGGATCGGCGCACGCGCGGTCGCGGCCTTGGCGTCAGTACCGGGCAAAACCGCGCCCAAGATCGACGCCGCTACGGCGCAGCCAACCATGCAGTCGAGCCAGTGGTTGTCGGGCCCGCCCGCGCGGATCTTCCACTCGTCCACGATGCGGCCCCGCGCCTCGGTCTTCACGCGGTACTCGGCGGTGAGATGCTCGGCCAGGAGCTGGTGTTCGCTGGGCTTGCGCCCGAAGAGCGAGAGGCTGCCGGGATCGCCCATCGCCACGGCCAGCCGGGCGTGGACGAAGCTCTTCCAGTAGTTCGTGTCGATCAGGACGTGACGCACCTGGCGTCGGCCCTGGACGGTCGGCACGCGCCAGTGAAGCCCGACCCGCTCGCCCTTCTTGCGCTTGTACTCGCTGAACGGGACGCTCGACGCGCCGACGTAGCGGCCGTGGCTCGGCATGATTAGACCGGCGTGGGCGCTCTGGCGGCAGAACTGGTAGACGACGTCCGTGGACTGGCCCCAGTTGGCATCGATCAGGCATCGCTCGATCCCCATCTCGGCCCCGTCGTCACGCCGCCAGCGCTTGGCCAGATACGCGTCGGTCAGCTTCTCCAGACCGGCGTAGATCGAGCCTTCCATCCCGGTGCCTGGCGCGACGCGGGCGAGCGTCTTCTGCACCTCGCGCAAGGCGAAGACCGGACGTTGCTGGTCGGGATAGGTGCCATAGTCGACGACGTAGCCGGTGAAATCGTCCTCCCATGCGACCACTGCGTGGAAGAGCAGCTTGCCCTGCACGTCGATGAACATGGTCAGATGACTGGCCCCGATGGGCACCACGCCGCGCGGCAGGCCGTTGGTCTTGGCGGCGATGGCGTCGGCATTGAGCTGGTCGCTCTCGCCTTCCTCCTGCGGCAGCGGCTGGTTCTGGTACTCGGCCCAGAACGCCCGCTCGTCCTGGAGACGCAGGTTCATGGCGTGCTGGATGGCCGATAGCTCGTCTTCGTTGTGGCGCTCAGGCCAGGCGATCACCGCGCCCGCGTCCATCTCCTTGCGGTGCTTGCCGTAGAACTCCGTGGCCTCGTGGCCGTCGCCGTCGTTGCGGAAGCTGTCGGCACGGATCTGGGCGTACTTGTCCCAGAGCTTCTCGTTCGTCGGGAAGACGTAGACCAGCCGGGTGCGTTCGCCCTGCCAGGCCGGGTGCTTGTCGCGGTCGAGAATCTGGTCGGCCATGTCTCCGGGCCGGATCACCGTGCAGGGCATGATGCCCGAAATCTTCTGCCCCGGCCCGGCCAGGTTCAGGATCGCGCCGTTCAAGGTCTCCATACGGGCCCGCACCTGCATGTCGCTGCGGGCCGACTCGTCGGTCTGCGGGTCGTCGAGCACCACCAGCGACGGGCGCACCGCCCGACCGTCGGCACGCTTGAACTTCATGCCGCGAATCCGGCTCTCGATCCCAGCCACGCGGATGATCGCGCCGGAGGCTTTGCTGTCCGCAATGGTCGGCAACACGATCTCGTCCGCCGTCCAGACGATGCGCGTGGCCTTGCCGCCGCAGAGCTGGCCCTTGGCCCGGTTGTGAATCCGCTCGAGCGCGTGGATCGGGAAGACCGCTTCGGGATAGTCATCGAGCAGCCGTTCGTTGGTCTCGAACTCGACCTTGATGCTCTCCAGCATGCTGCGGGCGTGCCCGGCGTCCGACCCGATCAGGCAGACGAACTCCTGGGCCCCGGTCAGCATGGCCCAGATGCAGGCGGTCTCCGCCAGCGTGGTCTTGCCGCTGCCGCGCGGCATGGCCATCGCGAACAGCCCGCCGCGCAGCACGGCGGTCTCGATCTTGGCGATCACCTTCAGGTGGTCGTCCGACCACGGCAGGCTGAAGGTTTCGGGGAAGTACGCCTCGCAGAAGAACCGGAAGTCGGTCGCGGCCTTGGCCTTGCGGTCGGGGTCAATCACCTCGGGGATCTCGCCGATGTCCCGACCGATGGCTGACAGCTCTGCGTTGCGGGCGCGGGCGGCTTCCTTCATCGCCTCGTAGTCGCGCGGCTCCCGTTCCGGTTCCGGGTTGTGCCGGTTCCACAGCAGCCACGCGGCGTAGCGTAGGAGATCGACGTGCTTCTCGTCGCCGATCCGGTAGCCCGCCCGGTTGCGATGACGGCGCAACTGCCGGTCGCCGAGCACCTCGCCCAGCGGTGTGGAGTTCAGCATCCGCGTCAGCATCGACGGTCGCAGTTGGCGCACGTCAATCGCCATGGGCAGCCTCCCGCGCCAGCCAGGCGGCGTAGTGGATCAGGTTGAGCGTGCCGTCGGCGTTGGTGGGCGCACCGGCCTCGACGTCGGCCCGCACCATCGCCTCGGTGATCCGCCTCTGCCCGGCGGCGGCCAGGATTCGCGCGGCCTGCGCGGGCGTCAGCGCCGTGATTCTGGGCGTGGATTCATCGGTCATGCCGCCACCTTTCGCGCCCACGGCGTAAGAAATCTGATAGGGGAAACGGCCCGATTCCGTAAGTCGTGCTGTTTCAAAGCCTTACGGGGTGCAGAAAGTTCGGAAAAGTCGAACCTTCCAGTTGATGTTCCCGGCCCCCCGAGCAATGTTGTGTTCAACAAAAAAGGCCGTAAGGCCCTCAACCAGAAGGAGATACGATGAACGCGAAGACCACGAAGACCGAGACGCCGAAGGCCGCATGCCGCACCACGCGAGGGCACATCGCCCGCCTCATGAAGATGCTCGAGGCCGAGTTGAACGACCGCGAGATGACCGAGGACACCTGGCCGGTCGCCGGGAGCCTGGGCCACGTCCGCGAGTTGCTGGCCGAGACGGTGGGGTT